AAATTTGACATGTTAATAACCAAAGTTTATGGCATGTTTGTTGGTTTGACAGAGATGATTCGCGTCTCTTGTCTAAGCAACCCACGAGCAACTCTCGTAACCCTTACTAGTTTATTAGCTCTTCTACAACTTAATAGACTCCCAATACTCAGAGAAATGACAAGATTCCTCACGAGTGGGCTTTTGTCGGCTACTTCTACCAAGGAGAAGCGGATTAAAGCCCACGTTCCCATCGTCAGCCGTAAGAAAGTTGACGAGCCCGTGACCAGGACTTTTGCCACTACAGCTATCGACGCTCTTCTGGCCGAAACCGGAATGGAACGCTACGACGTTTCTACCGATTCCGACGAGACCAGCGGTCGCCAGCTGGTTTATCACTCCCGTGATACAACCAAGCGTTTTAGGGCCGATCCCATACGCGCCAACCACTTGCTAACAATGGTTGACGTGGACTATTATGTCGATCTCCCCTATTACCTGAGTTTTGGGAACCCCCTCCTGTGCTATACCGTGCGTCCGCAACAACCTTCTGGGTATGACGGGGATGCGCGGTACAGGTTCGATAAGAAAAATCACCTCGAGCAGATCTTTGCTGACGGCTCGCGCTTTGTCCACGAAGTCTGGGACCATCCAGTTGGGGGAACGCTATGCGTTCCTACTGACATGTTTGGTTTCGGAGCAACCGTGTACAGAGTTCGCGCTGTTCAACAGCCTGGTACTCTCCGGGCCCTTGTTATGTACGTTCCAATCGTGCACACGAGGTTCTGGACTCACCGACTGCTCTCGGATGTCTCTTCCTTGTCTAGGCTTCAGCCCGTGTCATCAACGGGAACTTTCGCCGAGATGAGATCTATCGATCCTACTGTCCGCACTGACATGGTCCACATGTGTTACGTCGACGATTATGAATGCGTAAGTATACCTTATAGTACTTACCAGACCTACTTGTCCGTGACCAAATCGACCAAAGGGGACGCTGCTCTACCTGACGCCTCAAGGCACTTGAACCACCTGTTCGCTCGCGAGAAATTATCGCATGCGGCAGCGCTCCTGTACCTTCGGGCCCTTGCAATTCACAAGGCCCCTGAGGTGTCTGTAGAGACGGACCGACATACATATTCGTTTGTCGGCCCGGACCCGTTTGAACCTTCGAAAGAGAGCATGATCGCTATTGCCCCACCTTTAATGGCCGATAGCAATTTTGCCCCAGCTCGAAGTGCGTCCAACACTCGGGTCAGTGTTATTAAGCGTCTCAAAGACGTCCGGAACCCCGTTAACCACCTCAAGCCATTCGTTGCGCAATGCCTCTTCGAATTCGTCCGACACATGATACCCGATTCGCGTAAGCATTCGGTATCTCCTTTGTCGTTGGACGAAACGAATGAGAGACAATCGCGTCCCACACAACGAGCTCTATGGCAGCGGGTACTACGGTCGTTCCGCCTGGAGAATTCGCGATCCAGAGCTTTCAGAAAGCC